GACACCAACACCTCTATCTTGTATGTCGCACGTGTCAGCCTCCACAATGCGATCGAGTGTCGGATGTCTGAGTAACAAAGGCTTAGATGGCAACCCATCGAGCCAACCTTCCAGTTCCTCCAACTCGCCAACCGAGACACCATAGCGACGCGCCATAGTGTCCCAGATGCAAGAATCGAAACTGTAGCTCGACCCACGATAGTTGTAGCCCTTGTCGGAACACGCAGCAACTCCTCTAGAGTCGAATTTACGAAGCAACACACGAATGACGGGAATGTCACCACAGACAGGCAACAATCCACGACTCACTCCACGCTTGTACTCTTCCACCCGGCGTTTACCTGGAGGATTCACCGTCCACCACAAGCGTGCGAACAACCTACCAGGTTGCGGCACGAAGGCGATAGACTGCCCCGTAGGCATCCAGATACCCGATATGAAAGAGGTGTGCTCGTAATCCTCGAAGAGGCGCGCCTCAGGCACAATACCATACTCACGCTCAGTGCGAACTAAATCCTCACAGTTCGCCAAACTGTAGAGCGCCACCAAGAGATCGTCCCCAGCCACTAAAATCGACCCCTTGAGCCCTAAACGAACAAGTGCAGCATAGGCTATCGCAGCATTGACGAGACTATTGCCAAGTGTCGTGTCGTTGTGTCCGGATTTAACGGTGTAGTCCATCTCATATTTCAAGACGGACCCGGGGAACACCGCTTGACCCCCAACACAATTACACTGACGGGCGAAATCACCCAAACGCGCATCAACGTCGTCATACAAGCGTTGTCTGAAATCCGCATGCATCTCCTGCATACTCGCATCCCAGTTCTTGCCGTCACGCTCATAATAACAAACGGCGCCGTCCGAAATGACGTCACTCATCCACCGGCCTATCTCATCCGCGCGCATGCCACTCGCAAATGTGATGTCTATCCCCTCACGAACATAGCAACGGCGAAACCGGGCACATATTGCCTTCTGTAGGGCGTAGAACTCAGGACCACACTCAGCCTGAGTGGCGAGCGTGTCGTAGAACTGAATCAACCGCGCCTTCGTCGGCATTTTGTGGTTTACCTCTCGTTTCACCATCGCCTTGACACGTTTAGGATTTGGGACATCCTCCGAACGCGACTTCTCAAAAGAGCGCTGCTTGCCTTCATCCCATTTAGGTAGCCAGCCCTCATAGAAGTGCATCGGATTCGCATCAAACTCGGCATCGATCCCCACCAGGGCACGCCGAAAATCGGGCCGATACTCACGAAGATCCGCTGTCGCTGGCGTTTGGGCAGTCCCATGTCTATGACATAGTGCATTGTGCGCATTACACGAGCACTTGCTCAAGACATAGGAATACCCAGTCGACCAGCCCATCAACCGCGAACCAACGACTTTCGCTGCCTCACATCCCCGCGACTTGTTAAGCACTTTGATGCGACAGTGACTGCCCAACTTCTTCTCATCTCCAT